TACATTACATTGGCAAACGTAACACGCAACGCTGCATATACATTATTATAGTATTTTAGCACTTCTGCCTCACTAGGAGTCAGGTGTTCCGTATATTGTGGCAAATCACCGTGCGCTCGAACAACTTTTCTATATACCCAAATATCATGTGTGCCTACTGCAAGTAGTTTGTGATTATGAATAAAATCATCTGTTGCACAACGTTCTCTTAGAAATTCTGGAACAAAGCAAATAGTTAAATTTTTAAATTTATCTATCATGTGCTGTGTAAATCCTGGTTCAACTGTACTGCGTATTGCAATAATACCTTTATATTCGTTCAAGTTGAGTTCTGCGATTACGCTTTCGATTATACTTGTGTCACAACTACCATCTGTAGATTGCGGAGTAGGAACACACACAAATACAATTTCACTGTTTATAACATCTTGTATTTTTGTATTATGCTTGATATCGTGCCCAACTACTTCGTGGTTTAAATATTCAAATCCTTGCTTGTTTGCTGCGCCGACTGCACCTAACCCTACTATACCTATTCTCATTGTAAACTTTCTATTGTGTTCTTTAATCCAATTTCCAAAGGTGTATAATTTTCAAATCCTGTTAATTTTTTTACTAGTGTAGTATCAGGACATCTACGTTTTGCACTGCCTATGGGTGCATCCATTATTTCAAGACGTTCAGGATCCACATCCATTAACTTCATGATAACTTTTGCTACTGTACTTATTTTTATTTCTTCTTGTCTGCCAACGTTAACAATATATCCGCTATGACTTTTTATAAGATTGTGTGTCATAGCAATTGCATCATCGATATAACAAAAACTTCTAGTGTCGTCGCCCTTGATATAGTATTCACCGTTTTTGACCCTATCCACAAACTCACTTATAAAGTGGTCGTGCTGTCTTGGACCATAGATGTTAAAATATCGTATAATCAGCCAAGGTGCGCCGCAGTTGGCAACTAAGTTTTCGCCTAGTGCTTTTGGAATACTATAACTCCATCTTGGATTTGTAATGTTATCAAACATGATTGGTACACGTTCGTCAGTAGGAACTGGGTAATGTCCAGCATCTATTGTTCCGTTAAAAATTTCACAAGTGCTTGTAAACACAATTTTAGTATTAGTGTTTTGGTATCTGTGTACTAGATTAAAGGTTGGCAAAGTATTGTTTGTTGCAACTTCTGTAGGTTGTTCGTAAAACAGTCGTGTTCCGTTTGTTGCGGCCATGTGTACTAATACATCACAATCGGGGCTATCATATGCAACTCTAGGGTTGCATAAATCTTCTCCGGACCGCTTATCAAACGTTTTTATAACCGAAACATCAGAATCATTGTTTGCATATTTTAAATAATGACTACCTATAAATCCTTTGTGTCCGGTTAGCACGATTTTCATTTTTTAGATTTCCTTGCTAATGCTTTTGCAAAAAATTGATCTCTGCTTTCTTTTCTGTCACCTTTATAATGACACATGTATCCGGCAAATCTTGTATCAAAATGAGCTTTGCTCATATCTTTAGGACTTATATTTTCGCCTACAATTTTACCTTCGGCTTCTAGTTTTTCTCTACATGCATCAAACACATGACAGTCTAGTTGTGCTGACAGATTATAAATTTCGTCTGTGTTGTAATACCATTCCCACAGATCGAAAAATTCTTTTTGATATGGATTTGTCATATCAAAACTTAACCATCCTGTTTCAGTATATCTGTCAGGACGTCCTAGATAGCTTACAAACTTACCGGCTGGTAAATGACTGCGCAAATACTTTTCTGTTAAAGGTTTAATAATTTCAGTATCAGCATCTAACCAGATCAACTGATCTGTTGTACAGTTTCTAGCAGCATGTATTATACAATAGCTTTTGTGACTAAATCTCACTGCATCTTTTAGAAACCCTTTTGTACCTGCAGGAACAATTTTTTGGCTGTTGCGATTTTTGAATTCTAAAAGACCAGGTGCATGTTCTGCAAGATTTAAATTTGTCCAGTTTCCGTTTGATTCAAACTTAGGACTGTCAGTGTAAATTACAACCTTAACATTATCGTCAATGTATTCTACTAAACTATCTAAAAAATATTTTGCATATATATTGTAACCGTTGTTGCTAAATGTTGTTATTAGTGTTGTACTCATGTCTTACTACCGATTGACCTTCTAACAATATCATCGTGATTAAATTCAGCCCAGTAAAGTTCAAATGCTACGCCATCCTCAAGTCCTTCAAACTGATGTACTTTGCCCGGTTTAACCATTGCAAATTGTCCGCCATGAAGAATTGTTTCATCTACCAATCCGTTCTGATCTTCATCTTGCCAAACACGAATTAACATCTTTCCGTGCTCTACATAAAACCCATTCCACTTGTACTTGTGATGATGTTCGCTGCACTTGTATCCTGCATTAAATGCAATGCGATGAAACTCTAATGCACCATTGCCAAAAATAAAATCTGTGGTGCCCCATACTTTTCCTGCTCTTATTGACATTGTTTTTTCTCCTTATAATAATTTACCAAAATCTATAATCTCGCTCTGTCTGTTTATATCTTTTACAAAATATGCACACAACGGATTGTGTTTGTCTTCTAACGGCACAGCAAGTAACTGTCCGTTGCGCATCTTAGGAAAATACCACCTAACGTCGTTGTAAAAATTTATAATTTCTATTGTACTAAATTTTGGTAACGATCCTGTTAGCGGATTAAAAAGAAATGCTTCAAACCCGCGATCGTTTAAACTTGTAAGTGGTAGCACTTCTAAATCGCTGCCAGCATCGCTACAACCTACAGCAATACACCAGTCCAGAGGCATTGTAATCTCTTTGTTGTTAATCGATAAAACAATTGCCGGACTATTAAAAGATTCTAAAAAAATTAAAGGATTAAAAAAGAAATCAGGGTCTACTGGATTACTATTATCTAATACAGCAAATCTAACAGGTTCTTCTACGCTATCTGGTAAAGAGTTTAAAGAGTAAGAATTATTTTCTAGTGTTAATATTTTCATTTTTCATTCCAGTCAACCTTTTCTAATGTAAACGGGTATTGCGCCTCTTTGTAAAATTTCTTACGCTCAGTAAGGTGCCGCTTCGCATACTTGCACGTTGATGTCAAGTCCCATATTTGTACGAAGTCTTTGTCTTTTGCCTTTCTAACGCCTCTACCGATTGATTGAATTACTCTAACAAAACTTTTACCTGGTTCGAGCAATACAAGATTGAAAATACGAGGAATGTTAAGTCCTACCGCAGCAACACCATACGTAGCAATAATTACTTCGTTTGTGCCTTCTCGAATTGTGTCGTATGTTTCTTTTCTGTCTTTTACTTTAACAGCACCACTGATAAAGGTGCTGTTTGGTATAAGTTTTTGCAACTCTTCTCCTGCTGATATTCTGTCTACCAGTATCAGAGTATTGCCTGACTGTTTTACTGTGTTTAGTAGTTTGCCTATATATTCTATTCGTTCTTTGTTTGTAACTAGATACTTTAATTCGTCTTGATAACCTCTATGTGCTACTGTGTCAATCAATTGTACAATGTTGACATGGCATTCTGCTAGCACACCTTTGTCTTGCAATTCTTTTGCTGTAATTTGTCCAATGACTGGGCCGAGGCTTGCATGAATACTTTCAAACTCAAACTTTTCTTTGGGCACTGTACCGGTTAGTCCCCAACGAATAGGAGCGTTGCGAAGATTACGTGTAAGTAGATTTTTAAGAACTTCTGCTTTTGCTTGGTGTACTTCGTCGACAATAATAGTGCTTACACCTTCCAAGAACTCAGCAAGGCTCAGTATTGCTGCGCCATCCTTGTGACGCTTGTCGAGGATGTTTAAACTTTGCCAAGTACAAATGGTGTGTGTCTTACCCAGTTGCTTTCTGTCACCAAAATAAACACCTACGTCGAGTCCACAGTTAATATAATCTTCTTCTGTTTGTTCAACCAAGCTCTTGTTAGGCACAATAACAAGACTGCGACCATATGGTTCGCTAATATGACTTAGAGTCGCTGTGGTGATAGTTTTGCCTGCACCTGTAGCAATTTGTTGTAAACTTTGAGGATTGGCAATGAAGTTGTTGATTGCTTCGACTTGATAATCACGCAACATAATTAGTTCACCCTCAGACGGATGACCTTTGGGCCAACGCACGCCTTGATCAGCCCAATAAGTTTCTGTAACTGGCGTAAAGTTTATTTTTACCGGTATACGACGGTCTTCGATATCTGTAATATGCACATTGTTTTTTTGTAAAATGTCTGAGATAACATCTAAATGATTAACGTATCCTGTGCCACCAATTCCAAAAAATGCAACTTTGCCATCCCATCTACCCAGTTGATACTGAGGCATGTGCTTTGCGTAAGGTATCTCAAATTTAAGTGCGTTCGACAGCTTGCGTCTTACGTCGACATCTAGCCCTTCGAATTTGATGTTTACTTCGTCTTCGATTATCAGCTTACAAGTTGCCATAATACGATGCGTCCTTCATCAAACTTAATTCTTTGTCATGATACATAATTAGATCACAGTAATCTTTAATGTATATGTTTATTGTAGTATTGGAACGATAGCTGGTTAGTCCTAACGCAGTTATAGGACGCCATGCAGTTTTCAACAACAACTTAGGTAATTTTGCTTTTTTAATATACACTATCTGTGTATTGTCGTCGAGCCAATTGTTTAACTTTTTTTCTCTAACAAACTCGTTGAATTCGTTTTGAGAAGAATTGCCTTCGACTCTAAACAATACAGTTTGATTTTCACTGGGCACAATTTCTTTTACAGCATTGTGAAAAACTGTCAATTGATCGAGACAGTTGACTTCATCTAGCAATACAAGTAATGGAAATCTGTCTAGATCTGACAAACATAGAACAACATCATTTATGCTATACTGATTAGGCGGTATTGCTATTTCCGCAGAAGGTCTGTGTACCACGTTGTGCAAAAGTCTATAGTTTGACACATCAGGAATTTCTATGTTGTCAAGTACTAACCCAAATCGTTTTCTTCTATCAAATAGTTTTAAATCAGTTACGCAGTTGTTTAAGTTATCAACAATGCTTGTAATTGCATGATCTGAAATATTAATAAAATTATGATTTTTGTAAGTTGGAATGTAATCGTACTTATTAGACGAACAAATCATAATTTCGTTATAATATTCTAGCAGCTCGTTATCAATAACAAACTGTTTATTAATAAAAGACTCTACAACTTCTTTAACTACCGGCTCTGTTAGTTTGAACTGGTGAACATGTGTGCCTTTGGCATGAGAGTAAATAGATCTAAACTTGTTAGCAATTTTTTCAATTGTAACAATATTCTTTTTACTAAATGGAAATCTTACTTCTATAAATTTTTTATCCGCAGTAATCTTAACATACTGATCGCGATTTATTTCTCGTATCGGCAACCGAAGATGTTCTACTACTTCGTCGACATTTACGTTGATGTCAACAAACTCGTTGTAGTAGTTTTTTAACTTTTCTTTACACAGAGCGTATTGTCTATCTGTTAATGCAATACCTTTATACACTTGTCTAGCAATACTAGACAGTATGGCTTTATCTTGTAAATTAACAGTAAAATGAGGTAACGATGTATTTTTATCTACATGCGTTACATACTCTAGTAATTCTTCAATTGTTTTCATAGTTATATTAATAACATACTACAGTTTTAAAGTCAAGTATTTCAGTGGGATGCCTTGAGAAATTTCATCAAGCGTCCATTCTGTATATGCATAGTCGTTTAGCCATTGTTGTCTATCAGATAACTGAGGATTGTCAACCATTAACAAATGAGGACATGCTACATCAAACGCTAGACTATACGGACTAACAAACGCAGGTACTCCGTTGATAATACTATGTATTCCTGGATTACTACTCCAACTTACAGTGTATTTAACGTTGTCAAAGGTCATATCGAAGTCATCGTATGTGCCTAGTATTTGCTTTGGTTCTTGTCTGTAAACATTTTTGTATTGGCGCTCTATGTCTGGGAGTCTGCATCTTGGATGCGGTCGAAATATAATGGGATATTTGTAGTGTATTTGTAATTGTTCTATAGTATTCATTACCCATTTACTCATAGGCGGCATGCCTTGCCACTGTAAACTTTTATCGTGTTGACCACAGATTAAAATATATTCTCCATCTTGTCGCCAAGGTTTTAATTCTAATCCTAGTTTGCGACTGCGTAAATCATCCATACCACTAGGCCCAACATAAGCATTCCTATTAATTCCATTTAACCCTACCTTCCATGTTGTTCCTCGCTTGATACCACCGACTTCTAACACAACAGTTGGCTTTCCAGTTGCTGTATTTTTTTCCCAAATGCCTTTGTTTGGAGCCATTCTACCATGAAATAATACGCTCCATATAACATCTACATTGCTGTTAGTGTCATTGTCTGTGCATGTAAATCCTAATGATTGGGCACCTTTTCTAAATGCATCAAATACAGGAGACGAGTTGAGTGCTCCATATTGTGTCCATAAACTAAACTTCATTGTTAAATATTCCTATAATATATTTAACGAGGACTTGCACGTGGTAAAAATTTCTGTAGTATCAACATTTCATAAACCTGTTCTAGAGTTGTACGGGCAACGTTTTTTAGATAGTTTTAGTAAAAACATAGATCCAAAGATTGAACTGTTGTTGTATGCAGAAGATTGTATTCCTGTAGTCAACGACAGCCGTATATTTGTACTAGATCAAAAGAAAGAACTTCCTAAACTAGTTGCATTTAAAGAACGTTGGAAAAATGTTCCTAAAGCCAATGGAACATGTCCTCCTGAAATTAAAATGCGTAGACCTAAAGATTGGAATAAAGAATTTAAATGGGATGCAGTACGATTTGCAAATAAAACTTATGCAGTGTTTGACGCCGCTCGTCGGTGCGATAGCGATTGGCTGGTCTGGCTAGATGCAGATACGTATGTACATTCGTATGCAAGTAACGAGAACCTAGAACAGTTTACTCCTAACAACAGTTGGCTAAGTTATTTAGGCAGAGGAAAAAAATGGCCCGAATGTGGATTTTATGGAATTAATTTAAAAAGTGTAGAAGGTCAAGAGTTTTTAAAAGAGTTTGAACGAGTGTACGAAGATGCCGAAAACGGTATATTTAAAATGGAAGAATGGCATGACAGCTTTGTGTTTTTTGAAGTTTTAAAGAACATGCAAAAACGATTTCCAAATTCTTCAATTTACAACATAAGCGGTAATTTAGTTAACGGCGAAGGGCATCCTATGATTAACAGCAATTTAGGAAAATACTTTGATCACCTAAAGGGCGACAGAAAAAATACCGGAAAAAGTGATAAGCCAAAAGATTTAATCGTAAAGAGAACTGAAAATTATTGGCAATAATTTCTCATATGACGCCAGCAACTGCCGTCTTCTAATTCACTAAATTTCCAGTGAAACATACTAATTCTTTCAAGCCACCGTTGTCTGTCAAATGTAATCGGTGATTCTATATATTTAAAGTCATGATTTGAAACTTCTTTACATTGACTTTTGTGTGGATCAGTTAAAAAACAGTTATACCCTTTTATTATTGGACCAACTACTGCACTGCTATTGTGATTGACAACACACCATGCATTATCTAAATCTTGTTCCAGCGGTTTGTCAAATGCACTTATTGTTACATTTTTAAAATTTTTAATCTTGGTAAATTTAGGATGCAAATAATTTGTTGCGTTTTTGTCTCCGGGATGAGCTCTTATTACAATAGGTCTGTCGCTGTTATATCTTATTTTGTTAATTGTTTCTAACGCCCACTGTTGTACGTCTGTACCAGACATGCTCCATCCACCATTACGCTGAAGCATTAGTAAAATATGAGATCCGTGTGTCTTAGTATCTTCTAATTTAATTCTTGTGTCTCTACTAATTTGTTGCCATCTAGCAGGGTCAACATCTTGATCGCAATAGATACCTGTGTTCGGAAATATTCCGTTAAAACTATATCTTAAATATCCGTACGGATTTATTTTATCATTGTATAAAAATAAATTTGCATCTGCACACACAACATGTTTTCCAGTTGAAACCTGTGTATGTATTATATTGTTTCTTAATTTTAGATGTGCAGAACTTATATCGTTATGCACCCAGCCTTGTATCACTGCAACTTCAGAATCTTCAAGTTGTTCTGTGTTGTTAATTTTTCCAACATCACCGACTTTATCTACACCTTTAACAAATTTAAAAAGTAAATCAGTTTTTTGTTTATTGTTATTTTTTGCTGGAACAGTTTTTAAATAACTAACTACCTTCATTTAAAATACTCCAGGCATATCCGTTTTGCATTTCTAAAGAATTGAACTGACAATAAGATAAATGTGCTGCAAATCGAACAATTTCTTGTTTGGTAGGCAAATACAAATTATTAATATCTTTAAGGGCTGTATTACACAAAACAGACGCAGCGTTTGGTGCTAGTGTAATAGCTGGCACGCTATAAAGTAAAGCTTCTGTAGCTGCAATGCTGTTAAATGTAACCAAACAGTATGCATCGTCTAGTGCATCCCAAATTGTATTGGTTGTAACTCTTTCTGAACGATTAGGTTTAAGTCTAACTTCAATTGGGCGATTTGTGTGTGTTTTAATAATGTCGATTGTTTCAGTTAGCCAGGTATCTAAATCTTTTTCGTAAAATTTCATCACTTTGTCAGACGGTGGACAGATTAAAATTTTATTCCCCGAATTTCCGTTTCTATTTTTATATTGCCAATTTAATTTTTTTAGCCTATCAAGCCCTCTGTCTTTTATTGGTCCTAAATTTTGTAATGCGTTTTTAGTAATGCGATGGTAGTCTTTTTTTGTATTAGGTTGAATATAACCAGAGTCGATAGCATAGAAATCTATTTTATTTTTCAGACAATATTTTATGGCTTTCTGACCGCCGCCGCCCAGACCCCGTATTACTAAAGTATCGGTGGTGCCTTCTTTTAAAATAAAATCACTTATACTTCCGCCGGAACCCATTATAAATGATTGCAGATAAGGATCATATTTTAATCCCTTAGCACTATAATTAAATCCGTCAGATTCAATTGCTGCAATTTTTATTCCCATGAATGTACTAACTTCTTTCTTTAATTCTGTGTCGTCGTAGATCTTATGTTCAGGATCGACTAATGTATTTAAGTATAGTTTTAAAATAGATTTTACGTTTTTTGTAAACGATAAATCATCTATTGTCTTGGGTCTCTCTAGCTCTCTTGCGAGGTTTTTTTTTGAACTTCGAGTTCTTTTTGTAAGTACAGTCTTTCAACTTGATACCATTCGCTTGAATATTCGCAACTTTTATAATTTTCAAACCAGGGGCCGCCTTCGGTATAATGGATAAATTTTGGACTACCGTCAGCGGGTTCTTTATACCATCCTACTAACCAATTCCACTCGTGACTGAGCTTGCCTAGGTGTTTGTCGTGTATCCAACTAAATCTGTGAAAATATGCACCAGTCTTTTCTTCGTTATTAACAAGCGTAGGTGTTAACACTTTATTACTAGGATGTTCGCAGTTAATCAACATCATACTTGACCAATTTTTTCTTGGATATAGTGTTTGCTGTTTTCCGTCCATCTTTGTAACTTCTTTTGGCAAGTAGTTATGTTGAGCACACATAACAGCATAGTTGTTGTCAATTTGATCAAACAACTCTTTTACGTCTGCAACTGCTAAAAAGTCGCAATCTATAAACAGCGCCCACCCTTTATAATCATTTAGATATGGTATGAGAAATCTTGTAAATGTAAATTCTGTACTTGCAAGTTTGTCAACTGGACGAGTGTAAATGCCTTGTTTTCTAAGTTTGTTTTGTTCTATCGGAACTATTTCAACTGGTACAGAAGCATGTTGTTCAATGCTTAACTTTGCAATTTGATATGCAATGTCTTCTCTACTATCCCATCCAATATAGATCTTTAATGGTTTAATCTCGTCGTTCAATGTCATTCTCCGTTAATTCTTTACCTAGCCACACTTCGATTACTTTAGCAGTTTCGTTTCCGATATTTATAGCCTTATGCCAATATGCAGTTGGTATATCTATACTGTCTCCTGGTATTAGTGTCTGTTGAGTCTTTCTACCCTGTCTGTCTTCAAGTACCATTACAATTACTCCGCTAACAACATGCCAGTGTTCGGATCGTTTAAAATGTCGTTGATCGCTTAACGCTTTTCCTTTTTGAAAACTTAATTCTTTTACTTGCCATTCGCCGTTGCTATCAAGTACTTTGTAAGATCCCCACGATCTTTCTGTCTCGGGCTTCTCCCAATTTTTTAAAATCCAACTGCTTGAATTTTTTTTGTCGGTGCCTCCAACTTCCCAAGCAAACTCCACTCTAGGATGAGTTCCGTATTTGACTACTTCGGGTATATTGCCAGCATTACGATCGCCGCCGTTTGCAACAATAATTTTATCATTAGGGTTTGAATCTAAAATATATTCTATACATTTATTGCTGCTTCCTAACTCATCATCGTCAAATGATAACACTAGGTCAACCATTTTAAGATTTTTTACAATATTTGCTCGTTCTACAAAAGGCATAAATGGCCTGCCTTTTTTACGGACAAGCCATTCATCACTGTTTACACCAACCCATAACTCGTTGCCAAGTTTTTTTGCTTCATTAAAGTAAGCAATATGCCCACTGTGAATAGGGTCAAAACCTCCGGTTACTAATACTATTGTTTTCATAAAGTTATTTAATAGTTACCAACTGAATATGTAGTCTTTTCTGACATTAGTTATTTCTTTTGCACCTTGACTTTTTAAATACGCACCAGCACAAAATTCTGTGTCAGGATGCTGTTCAACAACAATAACAGGTTTGTATTTTAAAATAGTTTCGATGCCACCTTTCAATACTTCTAATTCGTAACGTTCGCAATCAATTTTAAGAAGGCCAAACTTGGGTAAATTCAAGTCATCTAATCGCTTTATATCAATAGATCCTTGGCCTACTTCGCTAACATAACTACTACCAGTATTTTCTGCATCGTAGATCATTTCTACTTTATTAGTTGCACTACCTAGTGCATGTTTGTGTATTTCGATGTTTAGTCCTGCTACGTTACGTTCCAAGCAACTATACACTTGTTCTAACGGCTCAAACGCAACAACATGATTAAATATTTTTGTTAAAGGTTTTGCCCATAACCCAACATTAGCGCCTACATCAACTGCCATGTTAAAATCAGTCACATACTTGTATGCTTCGTCTCTGACGTCGTCCTGATATTCAGGAGGTCCACCGTTTTTAATACGTTTGGCAATTAATCTCTCAAAATGGTTGTCAGTGTCTGGCATCCAGTAGTTATAGACTTTTTTCATATTGAAGCGTCCTCCATACCAGCAACTCGTAGCTTCACAATGTTAGTTAATTGCCATTGTTTTTGATCTAGAGCTTTAAGAACGCCTAGCCATTTATTGCGTACTAATGCAAATTCATTGATAATTTTTTCATAATCGACTACATCTGCTTCGCCGTCTACATATTTTTCGCAGTCGCGACTGCTTAATGCACGTGGATAGTTTTCAAGATATTTCTTAAAAAAACTGCTGCGTAGTCTGCGTAATTCAATATTTAAATACTCAAGAATAGCTTCTAATTCTTGTAGTTGATTAAATCGGTGTTCTACGATACCGGGCATATTAGCGGCAGCTTTTTCAATGCTGCCGCTAATTTGTACTTCGTTACGAGCTGATACAAGTTCGTCTTGAAAGTATTGTATTGCTTCCGGAATTTGAGAGATATCTCTTGATACTCTACTATACCATCCCATTAGTCATCCTCTTCGTCGTTGTACTCAGAATCTAAATCTAAATAATAATTGATAGCATTATCGAGATATTTGTCTGTACCCGATACTTCTTTAAATGTAATATCGTCTACACCATAATCTGCTAGCAAGTCGACAAACTTTTCTGCTGCTAGCTCGACATGTTTTTTGTCCAAGTACTCTTTAAAAAGATTCCAAATATCTGCAATTTGGCTTTCATCCATTACAACTACTCCTCGATGGTATCCACAACTTCTTCGTTTGTGTTCTCGATATTTACCTCAACTTGCTTTTTATTGGGTAAATCCGACATTACCATTTCGAGTAGTTCTCCTGTCCAGTTTTTACGATATTCTAAAGTTTCGACACCTTCACTGTCGGTATACTTGTAACGGTTTCCTTGTTTCTCAAGAACCCCCCATTTTTCAAACATGTCAAACAATCCACTGTAAGGATCCATGCCAGTTTCATACGGAATTTTTACTTGTACACCTTCAAACGGTTTTGCATAACGTGTTTTCATCACTTTACATGCAGCACGAATGCCGTTTACTTCAGATGTCTTGTTGCCATCTTCGTCTTCTTTAAGCTTCAACTTCTTCATTGCTACTACCATAGACGATGCGTACACAAAACCCGAACCTCCTGAAATTTTGTCATCAGGATCAAACATATCTTGCGATGCATAAGTGTGGTTAGTAACAACCATGCCTACATTGTAAGAACCAAACATATTAACACAGTTAGTCACAAGTGCTTTGAGTGCTTTAGCTTTACGACCCATGTCACCCTTCATGTCACCTGCTTCGAACTGATTGACTTCAGTAGGAGTCATAAGCATACCAAGACTATCAATGACAAACAAAACCTTAGGACGATCCTTTTCGTCCATTGCTCTATAGTCATCCATGAACGTTGAGATAGTTTTAGCAACATCGTCGATCATTGCCATGTTGAGTTTGAGAATTTTTTCTTCGTTAGTATCAACACCTAGTGCTTGCAGCCAGCTTTCGTCAAGTGCGTTTTCAGAGTCAATAAGAACAACAAAAATACCCTGTTCTTGTGCGTGTTTTACAATATTACCAGACACAATGTAAGACTTACCTGCGCCCGACTCTCCGGCAAACACACTTACTTTGCCAAGCGGAATACCTTTTTTAAAGTCGCCACTAAGCAAGTAATTAAGAGCATAGTTACCAGTGCTGATCCAATCAGTTGGGTCGTTAAACCCTGCGCTCATTCCTTTGATACTCTTTGTCAGCGAGTTTCGGAATTTGCTTGGATCAAATGCCTTTGTTGCCATGCTTATTCGAGCTCCATTCCGTTGTATTCTTTAATGAGTGCAAAAAGTTCGTCTTCTGATGCACACATAACCTTTACTGATTTCCAGTCATCTTTTTTATCACGACCGTTGATTTCTACCATCCAGCCGTTATCATAACGATTAACAGAGATGTTATCATTTACTTTAACTAGCTTGTTAATTTTTGCCATTTGTTTATCTCCTAATATAAAAAGCAATAACGGTTGTAGGCGTGGTTGACGCACGCCTACAATATTGTTTTTACCCGTTCTGACGAGCACGAATCTTTGCAAGAATATCTTGTGCGCCAGTAGATGCTGTATTAGTTACAGGTGCAGGTTTAGACGCAGGTGCTGCGGCTCTAGCTGCTTCTTCGTTTGATTTAAACCCAATGTCATCATCTTCGTCATGTACAACAGCTTTAGACGATGCAACAGGATCTCCAGTACGAGCTGCCATACCGCTAGGACGGAAATATTGACTCCAACGATCTGCATCGTATGCTTCGCCGTCAACTGAAGCTTCGAACATTTCTTTGATGACTTTAAGTTCAACGTCAGTGGGTTTCTTAGGAAGAAAGTCGTTGAGATTATACAATCCAAACTCGTTAATTGCTTTCATTTCTGAATCCGATAGCGGACGATCACGACGAGCCCAATTGCTTGCACCATAGTCTGCATAGCCGCCTTTAGATCCTTTGTTAAGACGGAAATCAACACCAGCAGTATAGTCTGTTGGTAGTTCTTCCATGTCGGGATCCATAAGTGCTGCTTTGATAAGCTGGAAGATCTGAGGACCGATAATAAAACGTCGAATCGGATTATCCGGCGTAGTATCTTCTTTGAGCGGATTGTCAGATACAAATCCTTGGAAAATATAACTACGCTTTTTCCAATACTTGCGTCCTAGATCTTCGAGTGTAGGGTCTTTGAACCACGGACGAACTTCAGTAAGAATTGGGCATGATTCGCCATACATTTCCATGCAAGGAACTTGTACTTGAACAGGACGTGATTCGGTTTCTCCTTTTACTCCTGCAAAAGGAAGTTTAATCATTGCACGTTCTACCCAAAAGAAGTCGTTTGAAGTATTGCCATCTGGAAGAAAACGAATAGTTGCAGTTTGGCCTTCTGCCATGTTCCAGAATGGATAAATTGCGTTGTCGCCGCCGGTGTTTTGATTATTACCGCTAGAACGTGTTTCCTGTTCTTTAAGTTTCGCGCGGATTTCTGCTAATGATGCCATAGTATTGCCTCCTTGTTATTGCCTATGCATTTGTGCCTTTAATGTGTAGCACAGTTACTAAACTACACAATATTATTTATCTTGTCAAGTATTTTTTTAATATTATTAATGAGTTAGCGGATTATAAACCCGCTAACTGCTTTATGATTTCTGTTTGAGGATAACGAGAATTTAGTGTTTCTTGTGCATTGCGTTTAGCAACAGTTGCCTCGACTTTTTGAATAAATTTAGCAGCTGGCGTTACATATTGTGTACCATAATCTTTTTCTACCATAGTAAGAACTGCTGTCGGGCCTTTTGGAAATGTTCCGTTTTCTCTATCAAAATAAGATAGAATAAACTCTCCAAGCGGTGTTTGTTGTTTTTCTAAAGTAACTTCTTTGCCGTCTGGTCCAGTAATTTTGTCGCCTTTTTTCTTGCCTGACATTTTAGCTTGACGAACTGCGTGAGCAAATGCATTGCCCTCTTGTACATTCATTTCAATCCACTGCATAAGAGGGTATAGTGTGTTTACAATTTCATTGGCAAACCCTGCATCTTTTCCTGAGCCAGGTTCTCTTTCCATACTTTTTGCTTTTTTACGTAGTTCGATTACAGGTGCTATTATTTGTTTAAATTTAAGGTCGCTGGTATCAGCATTGCTTTGTAGCCAAGTAATAACATCGTATACGTCATTTACATACATGCCTGCTAGATTGCCATCGTACGACCCTTGGCCCAATTCGATACTTTTGCCTATCTTGCGTAAATTACTTAATATTTCTATAGCATCTTTAGATGAGTTAATATATGCTTCATCAAGCTCGTCTTCTTCTTTAACTTTAACACAATTGTCTACACGCTTGCCGCCTTTCATTTTGGTGCCCATACGCTTGTAGCCCTTCCAGCATACCTTGCCATCTACGCCTTTTTGCTTTTCTTCACTGAGTGTACGCCAGCTTGGGTTTCCACAATCTTCGCAAACATGATCTGCAAACTGACCCATTGCATCTTCAAATGTCTGCTCTAGTTCAAATTCTTCTTTGGTCTTTTTCTTTTCAGCTTTACTGTACTTGTCTTTTAGACGACCTAGTTCTTCTTGACTTGCGCCTTCACGACCTGCTTGTGCAGCCTTTTTCATATATTCTTTACCGTGCTTTTTTACGCCTGTATAGTACTGTAGTCCGCTTTCGTCGATTATATCGTCTGGACCCAGTTCTGTAGCTTTAGTAGCTTCCGATACTAATTTATAAATGTACGGAAACACGTCTTTTAATTCTTCGTTAAACTGTTTTATAGTTAATTGATCTATCCAGTTCTCGGCTACGTCTTCTGGTACTTCTTGTACGTCTGGTGCTGTATAACTTGATACTGCTTCTGCATAATATGAAGGTTTTTGTAGATTTTGAATTTCTTTCTTAATAGTTACAACACGTTCTTTTACAATACCAGTATAATCTGCCAATCCTTCTGCTACTACGCTACTACGATTTATATATTGACTAAATTTACGTAGTTTTGAAATTTCTTCAGAAAGCCCAGAAATATATTTTCCAAAATCGTCGTATGCATTTCCGCCTTCACTGACATGCACTGCCATTGCTCTTGCACCACTTAGATGTTTATATGGATATTTAAAACGTTCACCAGTTGGCGATTCGATATAAATTGCATTTATTTTTTGTGTTCTTCCTGTAGCACTTTCTACATTTATAGGTGCAACATGCTTTATAGCTAATCTAGCATTTCCAATGCGCTGATAACTTGTTTTGTTTGTGCCATACATTTTAGATTCGGCCATGGTTTCATCTCCGGAAGGTTTGGTTGCTAAGAATGAATAATCTCTTTTTGTTAAGTTATTTTTGTTAATATCTCTAACATCGAAGTTCATCATGTTTTTTTTGGCAAATAGTCTTAATTCTTTTAAAAAACTATACCAGTTCTTTTGTATATCATCGGTTTGTTCTGATGCAAAGTCTTGCGACATAATCACTGTTAACCCAGTGTCTTCGCTGATATTAACACTAACTTTGCCCAAGTCTATACCATCTACTATGTAGCCAAAATCAAAGTATCTTGCTTCTTCAGGAATGTTAGTTACAGTGCCTTCTTCGTCGCCGATAGTAACGTCCGAAAAACGTCCTCTGATTTTATTAAAAAGATTACTTGCTACATAACTTAAATTTTTCATAAAGTATTTATCAATAATTTGAACTTATAAAGATTGGCATGGGCAATTCAAATTCTTCATCTGATTGCATTTGACTAAAAGTATTATAAACATTCGGGTCCCAGTCTTTCATAACGCTTAATATTCTTAGTGCAAGTAACATAGAACTTATTAAGTCGTCGCTTTGTCCTGACTTTGCTTGAAAACTGCTACCTGTTGCGATAAAGGTTTTTAATTCGCTTATGAAAGGTTTGCTTTTTATAATAAGTTGATCGTTTTCGATCATTGTTTTTAATCTTGAACATGCAGTAATTTTACTACTGTGGGTTGTGTTAAATCCTTTTCTAAACTTTCTTACATGCCCTTTTCGCATAGGTTCACTGGTAAACAGTCCTAGAATGTTTTCTTCACCGAAGTCATTTATAACGAGCAATGCAGCTTCACCTAATCCGTTGTTTTCTACACTCCAGTATATGTTAGATCCGCCGCTTTTACATTCGTCAGCTATGTATTTGCAAATATCTTTTAAGACTCGAATTTGCCCGGGTATACTGGTTATATTATGTTGCCATTCTCCAACTTGTTCGTATGTAGGAATTTCTATAACCTGTATTGCAGCATTGTCACCACCAGTACCCATGCTAGGATCAAGCGCAACAACATAACTGTATTTTGCATTCGGCTTTTTATACCAACGAGTTTGCCCCATATTTAATATAGGAGAGTTTCCTTCCATTGTAGCCAACTTGATAGAATTTATCAATGTTTCGTCGTAAACTAAGAATTCGCAACCATATTCACGGCGAAACTTTTCTTCACCAATACGGCCAATCTCGTCTGACTTCCATTGTTCGTCTCTGTCAGGGTGTTCCCACCAATCGGCACGAAACGCATGAAATCCGTTGATGCCTACATCTTGTTCGTTTCCGTATTCATCAAATTTTTGTTCTGCGTGTTTCCAAATAGTAGCAAAGGTATCTTCATCACTGTTAGGTGTGCTAGTAATGACAGCACGTCCACCAGTTGCTAGTGTAGGAGAAATACTAGTCCAAAATTCTTCTGCAATGTTAGGCTGTACGAAAGCAAATTCGTCACAGTATAATAACGAAATACTCATACCGCGACCGGTGTTTCCGGTGGTTGTTTGGCTTACAATACGAGATCCGTTTTCAAATTCGATAGATCCTTTGTTGTAGCTTGTAACACCTGCTCTAATATAATCTGGGCAAGTTTCGTATACATAGCGAACTCTTGCCATGATTTCTTGTGCGCCAGTATATTTGTGTGCAGCAATCAAAATTGTTTGATCTGGATGAAACATTGCATACCAGCAAAGATAAATTGCAGCACATGTTGTTTTACCTGTCTGACGAGGCATCATGTTGATGTTAAAGCGATAGCTATGATAACTGTGTAATAATCTCAACTGATATTCATACGGATCAAACAACAGTTTTCCTTTTACAGGATGCTGTATGTGTGCAAAGTGTTTTGCAAAATATAGATAGCCATCCTTAGGATTCATGCACTGTAACAAATCTTGAATTTGTTCTTCTGAGTATGTTTCTTTTTGATTTGCTTTTTTAGTTATAACGCCGTCTAAACTTTTTCCCATACTACTATTTACTCAAAAAAATAGGCACCGAAGTGCCTATCTGAAATTTCTATCTCGAGTAGTATTTTACTTTTTCTTTTTATCAGCAACTGCTTTTTTCATTGGTTCTTTCTTGTTGCCATCTTTGTCCATATCAAGAAAGTCCGGCTTGGCTGCTTCTTTTACTTTTTTATCAGCAACT